CAGGTTCAGGTGGCGGTGCTGCAAGAACTGATGGTACTCAAAGAGCTTTCACTGAAGATCAGTTGAAAACTGTATTGAGATCATGCTTCGCTGCTGGTGGAAACCCAAACATGATTATGGTTGGTGCTTTCAACAAACAGAAGCTATCTGGCTTTACTGGTGGTTCAACTAGATTTGACCAAGCAGAAGACAGAAGATTAGTTACTTCTATTGACGTATATGAGTCAGACTTTGGAACATTACAAGTTGCTCCAAACAGATTCATCAGAGGTGCTAACTCAACTGCTGCTAAAAAAGGTCAAGATGCGTTAGTATTAGAGATGGACTACTTCGCTGTTGCTTTCTTAAGAGATTTTGCTCTACAAACACCAGCTCAGACTGCTGACGCAGATCAGAGATTTATGGTTGCAGAGTACACTCTTGAGTCAAGAAACGAAGCTGCAAGTGGTGCTGTTTACGATCTAACTACATCATAATAAATAGTTTTGGTGGGGGAGTAATCCCCCATCATTTTAATTAACAATTTTGTTTGGTCTTTGAAGATTTAAAGTCGGAACGAAGCAAATAAAAAGGATAAAAAATGAGAACATTAAACGATTACTTTATAACTGCTGAGATTGAAGATATATCTACAGCTTCATCAACTTTTGTTGCAGTACCTGATGGTGGTAAAATAATTAAAATTATTACTGCTTTACAAGGAGCTATCTCTGGAGGCAATGCTGCAATAAGTTTTGAAATAGGTGGCACTGCTGTAACTGGTGGTGGCATAACTGTTGCTCACTCTGGCTCTGCTGCTGGTACTGTAGATTCTGCTGAACCTACTGCTTTGAACAGAGTAGAAGAAGATGGAACTATCGAAATGATTACTGATGGTGGTTCTACTGGAGCTAAAAAATTACTTGTGACATTTGTTATAAGAAGATAATAAACACTTGAGGGGATCTTGCCTAGCGGTATTTCCCCTCTACCTAATAGGAGAAAAATATGAGTTATAACTATGCGTTAAGACCTGGAACTACTCAGAAACTTAATACTAATAATTCTTCAACAGCTTCTGCTGCATTTGGTTCACAAACTGAATACATAAGAGTGGTTGGAGATGCTAATTGTCACTTTGTTTTAGGTGCTTCACCTACAGCAAGTGCAACATCAGCTTTACTACCATCTGGTGAAATAGAAATATTCAAAGTTTCACCTGGAGAAAAAATTGCAGTATTTCATGGTTCATCTACAAATGTATATGTCACTGAAATGAGTGCTTAGTGGCTAGACAAAAGTTTGTTCATTTTGTTCCAAGACCAAAGCCTAGAAAAAGACCTGGCAAACACAAAAAATCTCAGAACAAAAATGAGAAACGACAAAAGAAACAAAAAAGATATAAAGGTCAAGGCAGATGAAAAAAGACATAACAATTGATGGATTACAAAAAACCACATATCTCAAAGATGAGATGGATGGCAAAATTGTTACTAAAGAAGAAGTTAATATAAATCCACATATTGAACACAATAAAAGATTATATAATCTTAATGATGGCTATTCTAAATCAAGAGATATGAAAAGAGTGGCTAGTATTCCAACTTTAGCTTTATCTGTTTGGGCGAATGAGTATAATGGTACTAATAATTGGTTCGGTCTTCCAAAAGAAGTACAAAAACAAATATTAAAAAAAAAATTAAATTCAAATGAATTTAAATATTTTAAAACCGCAGAAGGTAATTTATAATGGCACTAAGTAGTTATTCAGCACTAAAAACATCTATCGCAAACTGGCTAAACAGATCGGACTTAACATCAGAAATAGCTGATGACTTTATCGTACTAACAGAAGCAGATTTAAACTCAAAACTTAGAATTAGAAAGATGATTACATCTACTTCTATTACTATTGATTCGGAAACAGAATCTATACCTGCTGATTTTTTACAAGTAAGAGATTTTTTTATTACTGAAGGTGGTACAAAGTATGCTTTGAAATATATTACTCCAGCTCAAATGGATCAAATCAAAGGTAGTTCTACATCTGGAATGCCATCAACTTATACTATACTAGGAGATAATTTTAGATTTGCACCAACTCCTGCTGCTGCATACACAGGAACATTAAATTATTATGCTAAGTTTGCAGCTCTATCAGATTCAAATACATCAAATTATATTTTAACACATCACCCAGCTATTTATTTATATGGTTCGTTATATCATGCTGCTAATTTTTTAGGTGGTATAGAACCTGCAAGACTTCAACAATGGCAAGGAATGTACACAACAGCACTTGAAAGACTTGAAAGAAACGACAGAGAAGATCAATATGGTAATGCACCTTTACAACAAAGAGGTGATGTAACAATAGCTGGTTCTTTCAATGAAAGATCATTTGCAGTAACAAACAATAACCAATAGGAGAACAATGCAAATACCTTTTGGAGAATGGCTACCAGATCAACCTGAGTATTTAAATCCAGGTGCGAACACAGCTAACAATGTTTACTTTGCAAGACAATCTTACAAACGATTTCCTTCATTAGTTGCTTATTCATCAAACAATATTGGTGCAAACAGTAGAGGTGCAGGTTCTTTTAGAGATAACTCAAACAATGTATTTAACTTCGTTGCAAACAATACAGATATTTTTCAACTTGATGGTGGTACATTTACTTCAAGAAAATCTAGTCTAACAGGAACTGATACAGACTATTTTACTTTTACACAATTTGGACAATTTGTTGTTGCTAGTAATGGTAAAGATGCACCACAATATTACGAAATGGGTACATCAACTAATTTTGCAAATCTATCTAGTATAGGAACAAGTGGTACAGTTCCTGTATTTAAAGTTTCAGGTGTGGTTAGGGATTTTTTTGTAACAGGAAATCACACAAACAATTCAAATAGAATTCAATGGTCAGGTATTAATGACTTAACAACTTGGCAACCTGGAACTAAACAATCTGACTTACAAGACTTACCTGGTTCAGGTGGACAGATAACTCACATAACTTCTGGTGAGATAGGATATGTGTTCAGACAAAACCAAATAATTCGTATGGACTATGTGGGTGGTGCAACTGTATTTAGATTATCAGTAATCTCACCTAATAGAGGTGCAGTATTAGGAAGAACTGTTTGCCAAGATAATCGTAGAGTATTCTTTTATGCAGACGATGGTTTCTATGAATTAAATGGAGATCAAGTTATTTCAATCGGTGCAGAAAAAGTTAATAGATTTTTTGATACAGATTTAAACAAAGCATTTAGTGATAGAATATGTGCAGCAGTTGATCCATTTAATCAACTAGCTTTATGGCTATATCCATCTGCTAGTAACACTGCAAACACAACTGGTATATGTGATAAAGTAATTATTTATAATTATGCTACGCAAAAATGGTCAACAGCAGATGCTAGTGCTAGTACAATCTTTTCTCAGTTTGTAGGTGCTTACACTGTAGAATTAATGGATATTATTTCAGAAAACTTAGATGCTATCAATATTGCTTTAGATACTGACTTTTGGAATGGTGGTCAGTTATATTTAGGTGCAATAGATAGTGATTTCAAAGCTGCTATCTTCTCAGGTACTGAAAATGAAGGAACTTTAGAAACTAGAGAATTAGAGTTGTTTCCAGGACATAGAAGTAGTATAACCAATATTAGACCGATTGTTGATGCTACATCTACAGTTACTATTAGTAGTAAGGAAAGATTAGCAGATACAGCAACAGAATCTTCATCATCATCTATGGTGGCTAGTGGAGATAATCCAGTTAGACAATCAGGTAGATATTTTAAAATTAAAGTAACGACACCTTCAGGATCTGTTTGGACTCATGCTCAAGGTGTTGATTTAATTGCATCAAGAATAGGATTGAGATGACAGAAAAAACTGATATAGATAATGTTAGATATAGTTTTGAAACTCAAGAGTTCTTTCAAAGACAAATTGAAGAAGCTATTAATACATTAATTAATGATCGTAACAAAGAAAGCGATAAAATTTTCGCATGGTTCATAGGAGATTAGATGCCAACTAATATTAAAGATTATTCAACCACACAAGCTAACAACACATCACTAAATGGTATTTCAACAGCAGAAGGAATGTTACCTTCAAATCTAAACAATGCCATCAGAGCATTGATGAAAAATACTAGAGATTGGTTTAACGATGCACAGTGGATTGAATATGGTGATGGTGATGGAGCTTTTACTGCTGCTTACGCATCAGCAACTTCTTTTACAATAGCTGGTGTAGATGTTACTTCAATTTATCATGCAGGAAGAAGAATTAAATTAACTGCAACAACTCCAGGAACAATTTTTGGAACGATTGCTAGTTCAACATTTTCTACAAACACAACAGTCAATGTAACTTGGGATAGTGGATCACTTGCTAATGAAGCAATCACTCATGTTTACATTGGTGCTTTATCAAAAACAAATTCATCTATACCAACAGAAATTATTGGTACATCAAATATAAGTGATAGTGCTATTACAACTGCAAAGATTGCAGCAGATGCTGTTAATGGAACTAAAATTGCAGACGACAGTATTAACAGTGAACACTATGTAGATGGTTCAATAGACACAGCTCACATTGCAGACGCACAAATTACAACTGCTAAAATTACAGATGCAAATGTTACAACAGCTAAGATTGCTGCTGATGCAGTTGATGGAACTAAAATAGCTGATGATAGTATCAACTCAGAACATTATGTTGATGGAAGTATAGACACTGCACACATAGCAGATTCACAAATCACTACTGCAAAGATAGCAGACAGTGCAATCACATCTGCAAAAATAAATGATGGTGCTATTGTTAATGCAGACATCAATGCAAGTGCAGCAATAGATGCTACAAAAATACATGATGGTACAATTTCAAATACAGAATTTGGTTTTTTAAATGGTGTTAGTTCAAATATTCAAACACAACTAGATGCCAAAGGTGCATCAAATGCAAACTTAAATACAATAGGCGGTCTATCAAATGCAGATGGTAATTTTATTGTTGGTAGTGGTTCAACTTGGGTTGCAGAAGCAGGATCAACTGCAAGAGCATCACTAGGACTAGGAACTATATCAACACAAGCTGCAAACAGTGTAGCCATATCTGGTGGTACAATTACAGGTCTTGGAGCTCCTTCAGCAAGTTCAGATGCAGCAACAAAAAATTATGTTGATAATTTAGTTACAGGATTAAAAACAAGAATTATTACAAGAGTTGCAACAACAGCAAATATTAATTTATCAAATGCTTTAGAAAATGGTGATACACTAGATGGTATTACACTTGCTACAGGAAATAAAGTTTTAGTAAAAGATCAAACAGATGCTACTGAAAATGGTATCTATAATGTTGTAGCTTCAGGTACTGCTACAAGAGATACTGACTACGATACTGTTGCAGAACTAGCAGGACAATTAGTTATTGTTCAAGAAGGTTCATCTAATGCTGATAAAATATTTTTATGTACGACTGATAACTCTGGTTCTATTGGATCAGTAAATATTGTATTTACAGTTGTTACACCATCTAATGTTGGTGATGTAACTTTAAATGGTGTTCAAACACTAACAAACAAAACTTTAACATCACCAGTTATTTCTGATATTGTATCAGTATCTAATGGTAATATATCTGTATTACCAAATGGAACAGGTAAAGTATTATTAGATGGTGATGGTTCATCAGGTGGTGTGGCTGTAACAGATGGTTTGGTAGAAATCAAAACAGGAACTGGTAGTGTTGCTAAAGTTAAATTTTACTGTGAGTCTTCAAATGCTCATGCACAAACACTACAAGCAGCTCCACACTCAGCAGCTAGTTCAGCAGTTTTAACATTACCAAATAATACAGGAACTTTGATTGGTACTGGAGATTCTGGAACTTTACCAGTAGCTGCTATTGATATTGATGGTGGAACTGATATAGGTGCAGACTTAACAACATCTGATTTAATTATTGTAGATGATGGTGCTGGTGGTACTAATAGAAAAGCAGCATTATCAAGAATTGTTACTTTAGTTGACGCAAATTCTAGTGCAGCTAGTGCTGGATTTGCTGTAGCAATGGCGATTGCACTTTAAATGAAAACAAAGGAGAAAAAATAGATGGCACAAGATTTTGAAAGAGTTTTAAAACAAAATGTTGGAACTTCTGCAACTGAAATAAGAGCTGCTGCTAATAGTGATGACGCAATCATTGGGATGCGTTTTGCTAACAAATCAACATCAGCAGTAACTGTAGATGCTACTGTAAAAAATAGTAGCACAAGTTATTATTTAATTAAAGATGCACCGATACCTGCTGGTGGTTCTTTAGAATTAATTGATGGTGGCTCTAAAGTAGTTTTACAATCAGGTGATAGTGTTGAAGCATTATCAGATACAGCTTCTGCTGTTGATTGCATACTATCAGTTGTTGATTCAATAAGTACATAGGATTAAAATGGCATATAT